ATTTTAGGATAGTTTTCTAAATTGTCAACGGTATACCAACGATTAGTCCAACCTACAGTATTCGAAACTGGAAAGTTCATCTTAGCTACAACAGGTTTTTCATCTACATGCATAGGCAAGTCGCTGGTGTTGGTAATATATGTTATAGCACTATCCTTAACCAGTAACCTATTTTGTTTAAAAAAATTAAGAAGTGCAGGCGAAGCCGCAAGTAACTTCTTAGTATCTAAAAACTTCCAAGGACTACCGTTATACAATTTTATATCATCATTATCTGATATAAAATCAAGTATTTCATCTGCGATAGTTTCAACATCAGCAGTAATTTCAAAGAAGGCTTTCACTTATACCCCTTATCCTATTTTGTTCTTCCAAAAATACATCTAACTCTAAATCATTATTGCGATCTGTTGCTACACGATTAAATTGTCCTTTACAACCGCTAGTATATCTATTCCAATACTTAACATCTAACACATCAGGATCACGCAAAAATGCATAACTGTGATCAATTTTATTTTGTTTAACAAATTTAACAATGTTCTTAAAGTCTCTAATGTTTAGTGCGCTGATTGTGGTCCAAGTATTAAGTTTAACATTCATGCTCTTATAAGTCATTAGGTTATTATAAAACTTATCCCATTTGATCGGCCAGCGTATATAATCGTGTACCTCTTCGATGCCATCTAAACTTACAGTAACAGTTACTTTGATTCCTTTTGCTACTATATCTTCAAGTTCTTCGATGACCAAACTACAATTAGTGTTCAGTCTCAATGACTCTAAGTTAGGCGGTAAGTTCTGTAATATACGTTTGTAGTTCTTACTGGCACTAGGCTCGCCGCCATTTATATCTAAATGCACAACACGCTCTAGTGGCAAGTTCCAGTAAGCATCACTGTTGTCTACTATGGGATATATTTTATTAGTTAAACTGCCAATCTTAGTGCTGTAACCTTCTGTACAACTAAAACAGGCACTGTTACATACATTGTCTAGTATGCCACCTACTATAAGATAATTTTTGTTAGTCTGTTTAGCGTCAAACTCTATTGCGTTTTGTCTTATGCTTTTACCGTTAACACGCTCTGTATCATAACAGCGTAAACACTCTGCGGGCCATTCTTGCCTACGTATGTTATATAACCAATCACTTTGATCCATATCGTCTAGACTGCGAAACTGTGGTGCGTTGATCATGTGCCCACAACGACTTACCTTCCCGCCTGGGTTAAATCTAACAAAATGATCTAAACGAGGACATTGCATAGGTCGATTGATCTTTGTACTATTTCTTTGTACGCTTCTGGATAACGATGCTTAACTGTTTGTACTATCTGTTTAAATGTAACTGTACGCCCTAGCAGTTCTCCTACCAGTGGTTGATCTAGTTGTAGGTAAAACTCTACTTTGTCAGTTATACTCACTAATCTGTTCTTAACACTTTGGTTATCATGTAATTTTGTTATTGAGCCAAGTTCACTCAATGGTCGTAGACGCAACTTTGCTCTAGTAAATCTCTGCAGGTTCAACAACCAATAAAACTGCGGAGCATAGTGATTGTTTAAAAACAAGTAATTCTCAACGAACTGTAATGACGTGTAATGGTCAAAATGTAAATCATCTAGGAATGTGCTAACGCCACTGATGTAACGACTGGCTGGATCACGTACAAATACATCAATTTCAGTAAGATTCTGTATTTCGTCTAGACTTAATTTTCTAAAGCCACTGTTGTGCAGACTTGTTGATCCGTTTTTGTGTATAGGATAAACATAACGATTTTCTGTCGCTTCAAGTACTATACACTCGTCCGGAAATAATATTGTATCAATTTGACTTAGCATAATTTAGTACTTTAGTGTTTATCCTGTACTTTAACAATTCTTGGATTTCTTCCTGTGTATCTGCTTTGGGTGCGCAATAACCACAAACACAGATGTCTTTTACGCATTTAATTACAGGCATAGAGTTTGTTTCTAATTGTGTTTTAAGTGTATCTAGCATAACTTGATAGTTATTCATATTACCCAAAGGTTCAACTCGATTAGTTGTAACGTTTGTTAAACAATCTTTAGTACTAGAATATACTTTACCATTATATTGTCGTAAGAACAAGAAATACCAATTTACACTACAATACCAATCTTTAAATCCTTGCTTGTTTATATACAACAAATTTTCTTTGTAGTTACTGTTAACACACATCTTACGACCGCCACAGCAAGCCCTACCCTGTGCTATACTTAAAACTTTTTCGTCTGATGTATCTACTTCTTTATTAAAATTGGCATTGATCTTATTAAACTGTGTACCAGTGTATGCCCATTTGTCGTCGTTATTATCTAAACGTTTTAAAAAGTAAGGTAAGTCATTTTGTTTGCAAAACTCTACCATACGCTCTACATCAGCAAACATTTCTTTATCGTTGTGCATCAGCATAACACACTTGAAACGTCTGTTTAATCTTTTCAATTCTAATATATTCTTCTTGTACTGCTCTTTCTGCTTTGGTATGTTTTCTGGATGATAACTGACAATGAATTCATCTATATGCGGAATAATTTTACTCCACATTCTATCTCCAACAATACCATTTGTTGTGCAGGTCACTGTTAGTTCCCAACGATCTTTATACTGCTGGTACTTGTCTCTTACATGATCTAGTATTGTGAGTATTTCAGGATGTACTAAACTCTCGCCGCCGTACACATTTAAAACTACTTTCCTATTGCTTTCTTTTCTGTACTGCATATACAGATCAACATATTCGTACATAAAGTCTATGGACTTTATACATTCTTCAACAGAAGGGTGTTGCGTTGAATTATCATGTCCGCCAAATTCCCCAACCGCACAATACGAACAGTCCAAGTTACATTTTTTAGTAAGTTCCCAGTCTAATAGAAAGGCAGGAGGTGCCGATGGATCGAGACCAAATGTAATAGATTTAACTGGGTTCATAGTAGTCCAAAAAATAATATGTTGGGGCGGAAAAGTACCCCAACATATTTAACACAAGCATTAATAATATAATGTTTACTGCTTACTACGATTTCGAATCATTGCTAATATATCATCAGCACGTTGACTTGATGAACTAGCTGGTGCTACTACTGGTGCTTCTGCTTCTGCTGTAACATCTTCAGCAACTGGAGCGGGTGTAGCAGTCTGCGCACTAGGTGCAGGTTGTGCTACAGAAGGTGAGTCGTCGCTTGTTGCTGTATTTGTTACCATCATGCCTGCTGGTCTATAATACTGACCCCAACGATCTGGATCGTATGCCTGACCATCAACACTGGCTTCAAACATTTCCTTAATTACCTTAAGTTCAACTTCACCAGGTTGCTTTGGCAAGAAGTCAGTAAGGTTATACAGTCCATTTGTGTCAATAGCACCTTGCTCGTCTGCTGTAAGTGCTGATTCACGTCTACTCCACTTACTAGTGCTGTAGTCTGCGTATCCACCTTTACTGGTTTTTGTGATTGTGAAATCCAAACCTGCTGTGTAATCAGTAGGTAAGTTTTCTAATTCTGGATCCATGAGTGCCGCTTTGATCAAGTTAAAGATCTGCGGACTAATAACAAACCTGCGAATTGGATTGTCAGGTTGTTTGTCATCAGCAAGAGCATTTTCTCGCACAAAGCCTTGGAACAAGTATGATTTCTTCTTCCAATACTTACGACCCATATCTTCTAAACTTGGATCTTTAAACCAGCCACGTACTTCGCCTAAGATTGGACATTGTTCACCATACATTTCTACGCAAGGTACTTGGACTAGTACAGGCTTGCTGTCTGCTTGTCCTTTAACACCTGCAAATGGTAAACGAATCATTAAACGCTCAACCCAAAAGAAATCATTCTTTGTGTTGCCGTCTGGTAGGAATCTTATTCTAGTGCTGGAACCTTCTGCTATGTTCCAATGTGGATAGATGGCGTTGTCGCCGCCTTGTTGTGTGCCGCCTTGACCGCGGTTTTCCTGTGCTTGTAGTTTTGCTCTAATTTCAGCCAATGATGTTGCCATAATAATTTCTCCTTAAAAATTGCCTTAATGTAATGTGCCTAGATATACTAACGCACTGCATTAGTATAACAAATATATTTATCTTGTCAAACGAAAATTTTTATTTTTTTACCAAACCACTTAACCAACGTAGCATATCCAAATCTTCTTGTACAACTGGTTCTGGATTGCCTGCTGGCATAGTTGAATCAGCATATTGGTCTGCTGGCGGAGTAGCAGGTTGTGGTGCAGGTTCTTGTGTGTTAACTGCTTGTGATTGTAATATAGCTTCAAGCTCATCTGCAAGTTCAGTTTCGCCATTTTGTGCTAACCAATTTGCAATAATTGGTCTAGCGTCTTGATCTGGGCCTTGCTTTGATAACTCTCTTAGTTCAGCGTGTAAACTATCATCGTCAACATAACTGATGCCTTCTAGCGAGGCAATAGCGTCTTGTCCATCAACGCCAACTGTAATTGGTTCGTTGAACAAGTCGGTCAATTCGTCTGTTGCGGCTGGACCAAATGTTTCTTCTGTAACATCCGTTGCCCAATCTTCAAATTGGTTTGTGTACGCTCTGTGAACATATGGTAGTGCATCGTTAAGTCTATCGTCAAAAATCTTTTTAACAAAACGCTCACGTAGTGCATCTACATCAACATCATCTTCTGGTGCTGAATAGTTTTCTGCTATTTGTAATAACAACTCGTGTCCATTACGACCTTTAAAACTTTCTAATTGCTTTCTAACTTCTGCGTAGCGGCCCAGTGCGGCTTCTACCATACGTGTTGTTTCTGTATCTTCAAAAGTTCTGTTGTTCATACTGCGAGCAAAGTGTCGCATAGCACTCATCTCTTTGACCATTTCAGCAATAACTTCGCAACCACTGTCGCCCATCTCACCGCCACGGTTTAGGTGGTTGGCCAATGCTCTAGCGCCGTGTAGGTTTTTGTGATCTAATAGGAAACGCTCGCCCACTGGAGTTTCAATAAAAATCTTACTAATATTTCTAGCACGGGCACCATGTTTGTCTGGATCTACCGATTCTACGTGCTTGATAATAATCTTGTGT